TTCCCTGCGTGATTTAAAATTGGAGAAAACATTCCTACTTTCATAATACCAGAACATAATCTTCTATTATCACGTTCAGTTCTTTCTAATCTTACTATTTGATAACTTTCTATTCCGTTCAGTAATGCAGGAGATGTACCAAAATTAATATCAAACTTGATACCCATTGCAAATGCATCTGTAAGTATTTCTTGAGGAGCATTAAGTCTATTTCTTTCTCTACTTAATGGAAAATAATTAGTAGTTGAATCATTTACTACACTATCCTCATCTGAAATATCAGGGAATTTAATGTCACCAATGTATTCAACAAAAGAAGATTCTCCTTTTTTATTGTAGAACACAATTCCAAATCTATATGTCTCTCCTCTTTTATAACCTTTTAATAATCCAGAAATAAAAGGAGATGCTTGTGTATCAAATGAGGTATTTTTATATATACCATATCCATCATTTAAATCATGATCAGTTCTAAATCCATTAAATTGCTTTATCTGAATAGTTTCAGAAGCGGTATCAACTACATAGGGTTCTAAGTGAAAACTATATGATATGTTTGGACCTTGTCCACCTAATCGTAATCCATCCAATTGAAACTTATATTGTTTACCAGTATGCCAAGTCTCTTGCCAATGTGCATCTTTATTATAATTAACGTTAAATGCTGCATCGATATCAGATAAAAGAACACCTGGTTGTCCTTCTACCTCTTCTAGTGTAGCGTTCTCATCATACCTTTTAGTAAGTGCACTAAATGATTCAGTATCAGGAATTAACGATTGAATATCAAACTGACTACCTTTTATATTTGCAATAACTAATGAATTATCTTTAGTAGTAATTGTCTTAGGTGTTTTAAAAGGATACTGCTTAGTTGTGTATTCAGATATTTCTATTGGAATAATTGTATTTTCATTTCCAGTATGTAAAAATATTACTTCAGATTGACCATCTATCTGTTTAGTTTCTACTATGTTAATTTCAGGAACAGAGCCAATAGCACTATGATAAATACTAATTAATTCTATTTCTTTAAATAGTTGATAATCAGAAGTATCTATTAAAATCTCATTTGATTTAAATGAAATACTAGTGGATAGGTTACCATTGTAAAAATTATTAGACTCAAGAGACTCTGAATCTTTAACAGTATGTATTAAATTACTTGGAGGAGAAATTAATGTTTCTTTCCCATCAAAAGTAATTAATCTATATGCATATTGATATACTCCACATAGTAGTACACCTGCACCTAAAACTCTTTGTAATAAAGGTTGATTATATTTTATATCAGGAAAATTATCAATTACACCTACATCACTAGTTAATAGATTAGGATCTTCTACGTTTACAGATCTAAAAAAATTATTGTAATCAGTCCAATACACTTTTTGTATACAATCTGATTCATAGTTACCTAATGCTTCAATTGGATTTTTCTTACTAAAGTTTAATTCATTAGATTTAAATTTTAAATTTAATCCTCCAATTATGGCATTTGTAACATCATCATAAGTAAATGTATATATCCACCCATTAATATTACTATCATCTGCCATGAACAATACTATCTTATTTCTTATTGAAGCCGCACCAATGATTACAATGTCACCTACAACAGTTAAATCTGGTTCAGTTGCTGCAGTTGGTAAATCAAAATATTTAGAATTACCTTTTACATTAGTGACTGCTCCTTGAGATTCTCCAGTATCAGTAGTAATTCTAACATCTAATGCTTCGATATAAATCCCTTTAGTAGCAGACTCATATGCCGTATCAGATGATAATCCGTGAAATGCGTTTACTCCTCTTTTCATATTAAGCTAGATTATCATTACTTTGTGTTACTTTACTTGGTGCAGTAGTTGTGTTACCAACACTATTTCTAAACTTACGTTTTTCAGGTAACTGAAAGTTAGCAAAGAAAGAAGCATGTGCCTGAACATCAGGAATAGTTCTAAGAATAGAGTTCTTTTCTGATTCTGCTTGATCAACGTTTCCTGGAATCTTGGCGCTATTTACAGCTTGAGCAAAATACCAGTCCTTATCACGTTCTAATATTTGAAATTTCTTATCTGCTAAGGCATCCTGTAGCCATCTTTTACGTCCTGCTTTATATGCAATATAATGTGCAGCTGCTTCTAACCAAGACTGATCTCCTGGAATCAAAGGGGCTCCGTCTTTGTCAGTAGGAATTGCTTCAATTGCCATTGCTACAAAACCTTTATTAAAAGAAGTGAAAATAAATCCTTGACCTATTGTATACGTATGTGCAGACTCTGTAGTATAATCTCTTTCATCTCTGTGATACCTATCATGGAAGTGATCAGTAGACCATCTCATAGGAGTCATTGTACCTTCTCCACACTCAGCTTGTTCTAATGTATTTATACCATCAAGAAACGCTGTCTGAACGACTTTATACATGTCTGAGGGTAAATCACCCCTTCCATCACAAATAGGAATGTAACAGGTCTTATTCTCCATGACTACTCCTACTTTAGTATGAGCCATAAATTCTGCTAACCATTCAATTGCTTGAGCATCGTCGATTTCAAATCCCCATTCAGAGATTTGCTTATCCATAATTGCTATATACGATACTACATTTCCTACGTAACTCATAATTTATTTAGTTAGTTGATTCTTCAAGCTTTTCAGCCATTGTTTTTTTATCTAATGGATTGGTCGTACTAACTGATTTTTTAACATCGTATTCCCAATCGTCACCATCCTTATAACGCTTAGTAACAGTTTTAATAAAACCACCTTCTACTTCTTCTACTCTAGTTTCTACTGAACTACCATCCTCTTCTTCAGTTCTTTCAGTAACTGTTTTTGATTTTCCTTCTGACATACTCATATTTATTAAATTATCCATAGTAAAATACTTTTCTATTCTTGTCTTTAACAGTTGTTGCAATTAACCTTGAGTATTGACGAGATGCTTTAAATTTATAAAACCTTTTATATTTTATAGCACTTGTCAAATTATCCCATAAATGACGATAAAACTCACCATTAGTATGTTCATTCTCAAAGTAAAGTACTTTCTTACCGTTTATACTCTTTATTTCATCTCTGGTCTTACCTTCATATTTAGTTTCCCAAAATTTCCAAGTACTTTGCCAATCTACTTGTAATGTCTTAGCACGTTTTCCTTCTTTAGTGAAAAAATGTAACTTCTTAGACTGTACCCTAATTACTCCTAACTTTCCTAATTTTAATTGTAAATTTTCTTTTACAATAGCTTCACTATAAGTAACCAATAATTCTTTTGTAAAACTAGAATATTGTTTATTGTCAAGCTTACTTAATTCAGCTTTTTTTCTATAGTCACTAAAGAAATTATATTTCTTAATGTCAGCTATAGATTTACCATTACCTCTTTTTAAATAATTATTCTCCATTATTTATTAGGTTGAGGTGCAATATTAGTAGCAGTATCAACACCATCATCATTTGCATTATTACTATCATCCATAGGAATCTGCTTCTTACGTATTAATTGTTGAATGATTGGTTCTTTTATATATACCCACATCCATTGAGTTAAAGGATACGGATCATTAGGTGTCCAACATTTACTTTTATCATCACAAGTATTAAATTCAGATAATGAAGTAGGATCTTCAAAAATACCACGTATCGTAATAGCTTTTATTAAATTAACATTAGAATCTTTACTAATTATATAAATATAATTATCATACTCAAATGCATAAATTGCTTTTTTAGTTGTTCTTCCTTCTCCTATATAAGGTACTCGACTATAATCAATTATAGTAAACCTTTTAGCAGTTATAATTACTGGACCTACTGAAGTAAGTCCTTTTGAATGATGAAATTCTATTGTGTTAGGAAGTTGTTTAACAGTTCGTAATATTTTACAACCTATTGGTACAGTTACACAACAATTATGAGGATCTACTAATTCCATTGCTAAACAAGAAATCTCTTGTTGAACAGCAGAATCCATTGTTCTTAGCTTATTGTATTCATTACGAATCCCTAAAGCTCGTTGTTCATTAATTAAATCTGTATAATATAATGAAGAAAAAACTGAGTCTGAATTATTAATATTCAAAGCTTCGTCTAATTGTGAATGTAAGTCTCTTAATGATAGCATTGTACAAATATATTAAATTTAATTCAGATTATTAACCATCTTGAATTGTAAATAATCCATATAAGTTTTATTATTTACTTTATATGAAGTTACACATTCTTCGTCTCTACACGACATATAATGTTGAATAGTTCCAGCAGCAGTTGTATAAGTCTTTTTTAACCTTCCTAATCTAGCACATTCAGGACAAGTAAACTTATCACCTCCACGTAAAACAGCATATTGTAGATTAGGTTTAACATACATTTTAATTTTATTAAAAACAGCTTCAAGAGAAATAATATCTCCATCTCCGTAATATAATAAATGATCTAGTGCTTCTTTTTGTTTATGAATTACTACATTAACCCAAGTATCCATTCCACCTGCATCTAATTTACTAGGTAGTTTAAAATATTTACAAACTTCTTTCAATGAATTACTAGGAAGATTTAAATATTTTTTACATAGTTTATAAGTATCAAGTTCATTATAAGTATGAGACATTGGTATTCCATGAAATAAAGCACGAGTTCTAATCCAAGGTGTATCGAAACGTTTACCGTTGTGAGAAATTATCTCATCAGCTTTCTCCATTTCTTTAATAAATGTCTTTATTAGATTCTTATCGCACTGTTTATTTAACCCCCAGTTTACATTATGAACTTCTTTTTCACCTTCCCATTTCCAATGAATTGATATAATTTTTGCGTACTCTAATATTTGATGAGGTAAGATATTTTGATTATATCCAGGTCGCCAAAAATGACCTTTGCAAAAACTTGTTTCAATATCATAGTATAAACGTTTCCTAGTAATTTCCATATAATGTTTTAATTATTTAATAGCCTTAGTGTAACCCATCCTCCTATTATTCCTCCACCTATTGTGTGTACCCACCATTTTTGATACCATTTTTCATTCTTCTTAATTGTGTATGAAGTAATACCATCGACAATCATATAAGGATTGCTGTTTGTTATAGTTACTATTGATTCTTTACCTTTCCACCACTTTTCACGTTTATCTACATGAGTAATTCCTAAACGATTAGGAAATTCTAAAGTATTAAACGTTAATCCTTTATTAGTAAGATTAATATTCATATTATAATTAGGATCATTAACTTGTACAGTAGTATCAAACTTACAGTCAGTTAAATATACAGGTATCTCAAGAGTATCTATACGTAACCTTTCCGTGATTATTGTACTAGAATGTACATCTTTGATTTTAAGTTTTAAATTTTCGATATACGATAGCAGTGTGTCCTGAACAATCTTCAAATCTTCAGGAGTTACTGTTATCGAATTATTGTAATTAACAACTTTACCATCCTTAGTCTTGTATTGTTTTACAATATGTTTATATTCTAGAAGAGCAGTAATACGTTCTTGATCTGCATTATGTTGAGTACAACTTTTAATGTAAAAGAGTGCTCCAATAGTAATGATTGCTAATAAAATAAGAGTATTATATTTTTTCCAAATCTCAAACATATTGTAAATATACAAATTCTATTTGTCAATCTTCTGCTTTTGGAACATCTCTACTGCCTTCTGGCTAACTTTTCCACCAAGTACAATAGTGACCATAGTTAAAATATAGCTAGTGTGTATTTGATAGGCTATACCCATTACAGACAATATAACGTTGGCTAGTAACTCTATTGCCATCCAAATTACAGTTGCTATGGATAACATCCATACAACCTTCCTCATTAAAGAATCGTTTCCGATATCATCTTTTAGAAAATCCATAGTTTATTTCTTTGCTGTTATTCTCTTGTGTAATACCTTTATGTCAGATGTTATTTCAGAAAAAAGTTTTTCATCTACTTTTCTGTATAAATCAATCTCTTTTTTAATATGTGATACTTCATTAGATTGAATGTCAACTTTCCTATGTATCTCTGATACTTCTTGACTTAATGTCATTGTCCCAGGAGGTCTGCAATTTACTGACTTATCTACTGTAGATAATTTTTTATCAAGTTGCTTATATACGAATATACCTATCCCTATTGTGAATACATCGTAATCTTTTATCATCTCTAATATCGTAATAAATTCCATCTCCTTCTTTCTTTAAATCTTTATAACTTATTTACTTAAAAATCTTCTTGCCATACTACACTTGCTGCTATAGGTCTAGCTGCTGTAGCAAGAACACATGCTGTGGTAATAGTGTAATAACTACCAGGCAGCATTACTAAATTTAAATCGCTTAAACTAACCGATATTCCACCATCTTTTGATGCTGAACCCGTCCAAATCACTCTACCACCAGTTATTGCTGTAGCAACTATATCAGTAGCCATAACAGATGTAGCAGTTGATATGTCTACTGGAGCTGCTGCTCCTGTTAAGGTGCCATTTTCTATTATTTTAATAACAGCAGCTTCACCTGAACCATTTGCAATACTAATACTTTTCAGTAAAGAAGATACTTTATTTGTTTTTGTTGCAAAAGTAGTCTTATTGTATAGGGTAAGTAATGGAACAACAGCTAAACCATTAGTAGTTCCTATATGAGAAAACCCATTTACAGGTCCTGTTACTTCACTTCTACCTTCTACAAATGAACTCATATCAGAGACTTTCATCTGATAATCAGCAGCGTCAGCAGTTCCAACTTTGAATACTTCTGCTCTTAGTGAAAAGCTTGGGTTGTATGACGATGGTACTGTTCTCACATTAGCAAGGAGCAATATATGAACTAATATCATTCTTCCTGTTTCTTGAGATTCAATGGAAAAGTTAATACATCCAAAACCACTTCCATAACTTATTTGATATACATTACCCATTGTAGGGTCTAATAACATTCCTGATGGGTTATTTACGCCTTTTGAACCATCCATCACATCATTATTCCATAGGGTTTGAGCTATGTTAGTCTGATTAGCTGGGGGTGTAACAACTGCTCCATTTGTTCTATATGATACATTCATTACAGAACCTATCAATGCAAAACCATATCCATCAAGTGCATCTCCTACACCTATTCCTTGAACACTAGTTGCTCCATTAGGTGCATTGTCTGTAAATAATGCTGAAAACCTTGCTAGTGCTCCTTGTCCCGCCCTGAAAGGAGTATTATTTTTAGACTCTATTGCTGCAGACTCTATTGCTGTCCCCCCTGCACCTGTGGAAACTAAAGCCATATTATCCGCTTGTGTTACTGTTCCAGTTCCTCCAAGTATTGTGGATACACAATCTGCGTTGATATTGTATGGAAAACTTATTTGATTTATTGGAGTTAGCTCTGCTATTGAAATTTCATCATAAGAGGTATTAGGGTTTGTAACATTTACTTCTAAATGACCATTAGTATCTACTGTTACATTCTTATAGTTACCAGAATCTAATCTACCCGTTAAAACAGTCTTTGATAAAATACCAGAATCTTTATCTTGAATGGTTCCACCCATTGGTAATGTTAAATCTAAAGACCTTCCTCTTGCATATATTGTTTGTAATTGGAAATTAGTTGTAGTTGTAGTTGCTATTGTATTACCACCAGAATCAAATCCATTCACATATTTCACCTTGAAATATTTTCTAGTTATAGCAATTAAGAATGGTATTGACTTATCAGAACCTCTAATATCTCTTGGAATACTATTCCAAAGAATACCATCTCTACTTACTTGAAACCATAAAGTACCATTTAATGAATCACCTGATGTAGATGACACAGAAACAGATATTGATGTATAACCCTCAACAGTTTCACTTTCACCTTGTATTGTTGTTCCAGGAGTTGCTGAAACAGTTACTCCAATGAATGAGTTCTTATCTGAAATTCTTGTAGCAGACTGTTCTTTATTAGGAAGGTTTGCTCTCTGAGAAACAGCATGGTAAAAGTTAGTAGTTCCTCCTGCATTAATAACTCCATTATTTAAGAATCTTACTCTAAAGTATCTGGAAGAGCATGTATGTATTTCAGCATATTCAACTCCACCAACAATAGATTCGGATTCCATTTCAGCCCAATTTATACCGTCATTAGATTCATCATAAAAATGAGTTCCGTCAGTAACACTTTTTATAGATACAGCAACACCATAACCATTAATTAAAGTATCAAATGTCTGTGACGTATATGTTGCGGCAGCTGCTAGTCCAGCATCAGAGAAATCAAATACAGAGGGTGTAAATGACCTTACATTAACAGCTTCGTGTTCTGGTAATGGAAATTCATCTAATTGATGTCCTAAAAGAATTTCAGAGTTAACTGCATATTGTGTTTGTATAGAAAAGTCAGTACCTGTTGGTGTTGTACCATTAACGTATCTTATTCTAAAATACTTCTCAACGATATTCCACATATGTGGTTGAGCTGTTGAAGTATCGGAGAAAGTTCTTGGTATAGTAGACCAGTTAACATTATCTCTTGAAACCTCTATCCATAGAGTACCATCAGTAGGATTTCCGAATGCTGTATAGATAGAAATACCTACACGACCATATTTTGATACATCTTCAGAAGTACCTGTATATGTAGCCCCTGCTAATAGACCAGTACCAGTAAGTAGGCTGTTGTTAATTGATATTTTATTTTCTGAGGGTGGTGTATAACTCATGTCTTATTTATTTATATATATACTAATTAATTAGCTGCTTGCTTTTCGTAGTTCTTTTCTGCTGCTGCTTTTTCATCTGCAATTATTTCTTCCTTTCCAACTTCTTTTCGTCCACCGTCTCCAATTTCTTTTTCATCATATAGCTTCTCACCACCTTCGTACTTTCCATCTTCTTCTTTAGTTAGGAGGTTGTAGATATCAGCTACTGGGTTTATTGTTGTATCAATTTTATCTAATGAAAGTTCCTTGAAAAATTCAGTAAAATTATCTCCACTGATTCTTCTAGATTCTACTGACACAGGCTCCATACCTAATGTCCTATCTGATTCACTTCTGTAGATTCCAATCTCAACGTCTGCGTGATTTACTACGTAGTTTATCTTTATTGAAAGTATACGAACATATGCTTCTGCATAGTCATCTCCAAATCTTGTGCTATATTCTATTTTTATTGCCATGTCTATTTTATTTTTTATATTATTATCCAATTAGTACCATCTGATTGTACTGTTCTACTTATATATTGTGCTAAATCAATAGTTAAAGAACCGTTGATTGTTTCTGTTGTGCTTGCATCTAATGTTATTACTCCTACCCCACTATTAACAAGTGTGAATGTTGTTCCTTGAATACCTGCCGCAGTTGGAAGATTAACAGTAAATGTACCTGAAGTACAGTTAAGAGTTTCTCCAGCCGTAGTGAAAGTATCTGTAGCACTTATATTTGTTAATGTAGGGGTAGGAATATCACTTGTAAGAGCAATCACTCCATTTTTGTCTTGAAATGTTTGAGTCCTATCAATAGTTAAAGTTGGCGAGGGTAAAGAAAGACGACCTACTGTACCTTGTATTTGGAGTGTAAGTTCATTTCCTATATAAAAAAAGCCACCAGCTACGTTACCAGTTCCTGTAACGGCAAATCCTGCAGACGATAGTTGCATCACGTAAAAGTCATTTGCATTGATAAAGTGGTATTGAAAAATCCCTCCAGGTAGCCATGAACTTTGCCCTCCTATTCTATTTAATGGGTCTAATTGACCAATAAAAACATCATCAGTCTGAGCACCACCATCAGCCCAAGCAATAGCAGTTCTATTTGCTGGAATGACATTATCAGACTCCATTTTCCAGATACCATCTGGGTTTAGTTCAGTATTGACTATTACATCTGCAAATCCCGTATTTGCATCAACTCCAATTACATCAGCTAAATCTTGTATGCTTCCACTAGCTGAGAATACTTCTAAAATATCTCCACTTGCATTCTTAAAGTGTACAAGCTTATCTGCTAGATCATAGAAATATGTACTGTTAGCTACTGCTGCCCAATCGGCACTAGTGTCTGTTGTAAATGTATAATTTACTCCTGCTGCAGGATTTCCTATTACTGCTGTTACTGACATGTTATAATGCTTTTATATGATTTACAAACTCATCAAATATAACTTTCTGTCCAGCAGTCATATCTGTATAATCAATGATTTCAAAACGTTCAGGGATTGACTCAGTGATTTCATAGAATTTTACTATTCTTGCTTTAGGATCAGTTACGTTAACTGTTAGTAACTCTTGTGTATCTGAAAACTCATTCATAAAAGTATCTACTCCTACTAAAGGATATATTACTCTTTCATCTGTCTCTTCATTATAGCAAGCTATCTCTTGTCCTATAATGTCTATTTTAGTTACGTTCTCCATTATAAAAATATATTACCTTGTGAATCCTCTGTTGTTACTATTGCTTGCGTTATATTAGGATTAAATGCTCCACCTCCTTTATAAGTATTACCTCTTGTTGATACTACTTGAGCAGCATTAGTGAAAATGTATAAGTATGGTGCTGAAGAATTTGCTAATATAAATGTACAATTCAATATAACTGCTGCAACATTATAAGTCCCATATATTCCATAACCAGCTGGGTCATTCCATTCACTTATAATCAGACCACCGTATATTGACTGAGTAACTGAAGCAGTCATAGACCTATTACTTGTTGATTTTGACATAAGACCGTATGCTGTTACGGCTCCAGCTGCCATGAGATATCCAACATTAGAAGAACTAATACCTGTACAATTATGCGTCGTCTTGTTTGAGTGTCTAAATCCAACACCACTAACTGAAATTCCTGTACATCCAACAACATCAGTAGCATTAGTTATATCAAAACCATTACCAGAAGTAGATTTTCCAACACAGTTATAAGCTTTACCAGTAGCTTGATATCCATATCCAGTTATTGATACCCCAGTACAATTAGAGTGAGTTCCAGTACCATAAATACCATATCCAGAATCTGCTTCTCCGTAGCAATTATTTATTTGACCACCACTATGACATCTTATACCAAATCCTGCACCTGTTGCAAAACCTTTACAATCTGTTAATTTTGCTTCTACATTACTTGTAAAAATAGCAAATGCCCCCCATACAGACGAAGAATAAGCTCTACCATTTGTTAAATGTATTTTAGTCACTAATGCAAAACCTGCACCACTTCCCGAATTTGTAAACGTTGAACCTGTTAAATCAATG